CAACTTATACTAAAAGTTCGATGCTATGCCTAAAAAGAAATCAGAACATTATGTAAACAATAAAGAGTTATTAGAATCTCTTATTGTTTATAGATCTAAAGTAGATAAGGCAGCACAGAAGTACTTTGAGAAGTATGATAAGTATCCTCCTAAGTCTGGTGCTTGGGAAGGAAAACCTAGAATTCCAGATTATATTGGAGAATGCTTCTTGAAGATTGCCACTCACCTTTCATATAAACCCAATTTTGTAAATTATATGTTCCGTGAGGATATGTGCTCCGATGGAATAGAGAATTGTGTTCAGTACATTCACAATTTCAATCCAGAAAGGTCTCAGAATCCTTTTGCTTATTTCACTCAGATTATTCACTATGCCTTTTTGAGAAGAATTCAGAAAGAAAAGAAGCAACTGGAAATCAAGACAAAAATTATTGAAAGAACCGGTTATGATGAGGTTATGACAATTGATGACGGAGTGCTTTCTGGGAACAATAGTGAATACAACAGTATGAAAGACGCCATCCAGTACAGAAACGGAAACCGATGACCTTTTCTAACTCCAAAGTATTATAAATAACTATACACTTTGGAGTTAGAAATACTTATGACTAAACCAAAATATACCCCCGAAGAAAGGAAACGGATAATGGGGGAAAATTTAAAAAGAAATAAAGAAAAGGCAAAGGAACGAGGATATACTCAAAAAAGTGCTGCTCGTGAAAATTCAATAAAAGAAGGTAAGAAAACTTATGAGGGTTCTACTGCCTGTAAACAATGTGGTAGTTATGAGAAGTATGTCTCTACTTGGGGTTGTGCTCCTTGTGCTATTAAAAGGGGACTTGAAAAACTGAATAATGAAGAGTTGATGAAACCTTATAGAACAAAAGAAAAGCAAAATAATAGCACATATAGGTATAGAGCAAAGAAGTTTGGTGAGGCACCAATCCTAACACCAGAAGAACATCAACGTATCTTGCTTATCTACCAAGAATGTGCTAAGATAACGGAAGAAACTGGGGTCCCCCATCATGTAGACCATATTTATCCAATTTCAAGAGGGGGTAAGCATCACCCAGATAATTTGCAAATTTTGACTGCTACTGAAAACATCCGCAAAGGAAACAAATTATTATGAAAATTTGCGTAATTTCTGATACCCATTGGGGCGCAAAAAAAGGTTCTAAGCATCTTCACGATTACTTTGAACTCTTCTATAAGAGTGTCTTCTTCCCTGCCCTTGAAGAACACGGGGTAGAAACAGTCATTCATATGGGAGATGCCTTTGATAGTCGTAAGTCAATTGATTATCAAAGTTTAGAGTGGGCAAAGAGAGTCGTATTTGACCCACTCAAAAAATATGATGTTCATATGATTGTGGGTAATCACGATTGTTACTACAAATCTACAAATGATGTAAACTCTCCTACTCTTCTCCTAAAAGATTATCCAAACATAAAGACTTATAGTTCCCCAACGAATACGAAGGTTTGTGGAATTGATATGACTTTTATTCCTTGGATTTGTAGTGAAAACTATGATGAAACTCTAAAAGTTATTCAGAAGTCAAAGGCAAAGATTGCGATGGGGCATTTAGAACTCAAAGGATTTAGAGTCAATAAACATCTTGTAATGGAGGATCATGGACTGGAAGCAAATCTTTTTTCAAACTTCACAAAGGTATTTTCTGGTCATTACCATACTCGTTCTGATAATGGAACTGTGTTCTATCTCGGTAATCCTTATGAAATGTACTGGACGGATGTAAATGATACTCGTGGATTTCATATCTTTGATACCGAAACTCTAGAACATACTCCAATCAATAATCCTTATAAATTATTCTATAACATTTATTATGAGGATACTCCGCATCAAATGTTTGATGCAACAGAGTATCAAAATAAAATTGTAAAAGTGATTGTTCGTAAAAAATCAAATATAAAATCTTTTGAAAAGTTTATTGATAAACTTTATAGTATTGGAGTTCAAGAACTTAAAATTATTGAGAATTTTGAAATTCAGGAAAATGAAGAATTTGATATTAGTGAAGATGAAAACACTATTACAATTCTAAATCGTTATATTGATGAATCGGAATTTAATTTTGATAAGAATACTATCAAAAGTATATTTGAAGATCTTTATAAGCAAGCTTGCGAAGTGGAGTAAAATGTTTCTTCTCACTCTTAAGGGTCGTAAAGATGATGGGGCATATGCCGTTCAAGACCAATATGGGGAAAGGGTATTATTCCTGTTTGAAGAAGAGGATGATGCCGCTCGATATGCTATGATGCTTGAGTATGATGAAGACTACGAAAAAGAAATGGAAATCGTGGAAGTTGATGATGAACTTGCCATAAAGACTTGTAAGCATAACAACTACAAGTATGCCGTAATTACTACTAATGATATTGTAATTCCTCCTAAAAATGATAACCTTCAAAAAAATTAAATGGCGGAATTTTCTTTCTACCGGACAGCACTTTACGGAGATTGATTTCCAAAAGAATAATACAAACTTAATTATTGGAGCAAATGGTGCAGGGAAATCAACTGTACTTGATGCTCTTACTTTTGTTCTCTTTAATAAACCGTTTCGTAAAATCAATAAACCTCAACTAGTCAATACGACAAATGAAAAGGATTGTTTAGTTGAGATTGAGTTTTCTGTCAATAGTCGGGATTATTTGGTTCGTCGTGGAATCAAACCAAATATTTTTGATATTGAAGTAAATGGAAAGCAACTTCATAAGGAATCTGATGACCGTATCAATCAAAAATTACTGGAAGAAAATATTCTCAAGGTAAATTATAAATCTTTCACCCAAATTGTGATTCTGGGTTCAAGTACTTTTGTGCCTTTTATGCAACTTACGACTGCCAATCGTCGTGAGGTGATTGAAGACCTATTGGACATTCGGATATTCTCTACGATGAACACTATCATCAAAGAAAAGATTCGTACTAAAAAGGACGAAATAAAATCTCTTGAGTTGAAGAAGCAAAACCTTAAGGACAAGGTTGAAATGCAGAAGAGTTTTATTGAGGAACTTGAGAATCGTGGTAATGCTAATATAAATGCCAATAAACGGAAAATTTCCGATTTAGATGCTGAAGTCGGTACTTATATGACCGAGAATGCCAAGACCGAAGAGGATATCTTCAAATATACTAAGGAACAAGAAGAAGTTATTGGTGCTACTGAGAAGTTAGGAAAACTCAATAATCTTAAGGGTAAAATCTCACAGAAAGTATCTACTATTACCAAAGAGCACAAGTTCTTTAGTGAAAATACGGTATGCCCTACTTGCACTCAAACAATTGAAGAGGAGTTTAGGTTAAATAGAATTGCAGACGCTCAAAATAAAGCAAAGGAACTCCAGAAAGGTTTTCAGGAACTTGAGGAGACTATGAAGTTTGAACAAGAACGAGAGCGTCAATTTCTAGCACTATCAAAGGAGATTACGAAACTCAATCATGAGATTTCTCAAAACAATACTCGGATTTCACTCAGTCAGAAACAAATCCGAAACCTTGAATCTGAAGTTCAAACTATTACCGAACAACTTAAAAATAGAAATACTGAAAATGAGAAGTTAGAAGAGTTTAGAGATAATCTTCAAAAAACATTTGATGACCTTTCGGATAAAAAGGAAGAAATCGTTCATTATGATTTTGCATATTCCTTACTCAAGGATGATGGTGTAAAAACGAAGATTATTAAAAAGTATCTCCCGTTCATCAATCAACAGGTGAATCGTTATTTGCAGATGATGGATTTTTATATTAACTTCCATCTTGATAGTGAATTTAATGAGAGCATAAAGTCCCCCATTCACGAGAACTTCTCTTATGATTCTTTTAGTGAAGGTGAAAAGGCAAAAATTAATCTTGCTCTAGTATTTGCTTGGAGAGAAATTGCAAGAGTTAAGAACTCTGCAAATTGTAATATTCTTTTGTTTGATGAGGTGTTTGATGGTTCTCTTGATGGATTTGGTACTGATGAGTTCCTTAAAATTATTCGTTATGTGATTAAGGATACTAATGTATTCGTGATTTCTCATAAGACCGGACTTGAGGACAAATTCCAAAGTGTCACAAGGTTTGACAAGAAGGCAGGATTCTCGTATAAAGTAGAAACATAAGCAAAAGGAAAATGAAACTTCCAAACTGGCAACACCATTCACGCAAGGAGCAGAAGCGGAAACTTAAACCGCAGGCACTCCGACAGGCAAAGGCACGACTCAAAGCCTTTAAGAAAAAGCACTCTTCGGAGTGTTTTTTTTTATAAATAACTAAAAATACAATAAGTAGAATGAATTCGCAACAAGTTCAAGATATGCGTCTCATGTACGAGGCAGTTTATAATGATGAATTGTGGGAATTGGCAAATGAATATAATAATACC